TAGCGATAGATAAGGCTGTTACGGATGCGAGAAGTCTGAGTTGTTGAGCTGATAGAGGTTGGTATTGCATACGCTCCATCGAGGAAAGTAAAGCCATTTGCTGCAAGGTCGTTAGATCGGTGGTCTGCATCTGCATAAGAGACATTTCCATCCTTTTCTTCGTAAATCTGACCAAGTGCTGAATTAGCAATTTGATCCACAAGGCTCTGACTTTTAGCAGTCGCATTAGCAGCCTGACTGATCATGGTATAGAACCCTGAGTCCACTTCACCAATGTAAGTCTCAGCTTCATTCCATGTAACAGTTGCAGGGTATGTATCCCAAGTCACAGTAGGTGTTACTTCAGCCCATGAAAGGTTAAGAGCTGCACCAAGAATGGCTGCAATCTGTGCGCCATCTAGACCTTCTGAAAGGGCTGTGTTATAGATAGCCTTAGTGAGCTTAGATAGTGCTCCAATACCCAAGATCGTGCCAGTAGTGATGTAGCCAGTTTCTTCAGGGCTACGCACTCCAATTGAAAAATCTGATACTTCGCCACCGAATACAGTGACATAAGTGCCAGTGCTATTTTTAAGCTCTAAAGTTACTGGCTCTGTGACATTGATGGTAAAAGGTGAACCATCTGTATTAATGATCTCTACTCGGCAGTAACCTGCTGTTGCTTGACGATCAATGTCTAAGCGACCAGATGCAAATGACACAGAGGTGACAGTCGTATAGACATCATCACCTACTGTTACTCGCCACTCTGGAAGCCATGTCATACTGCTACTAGTGTTCCTCTTTGTTGAGCCTGTCGCAATACATCATCGATTGCCTCAGCGATGGCGTTAGGATCTCCAATGCCAGTATTAACAATAATTGTGTTACCCATAGAAGCAGACTCTTTTTGACGGAATGACTGTAACGCTCCAGATGTATCCCATAATGAGCTGCTCTGTAGAGCCTGAGTCTTAGCCGCTGTGTCCATGTCTAGCAAGTCTGCGAAGGCATTAGCGCGAGCTGAGGCTGCATCTGCGTATTCTAGGATTGCTCCGATTGATCCACCAACAGTCGAGATAGGTGCTATGTAATCCCCTGCTGGAATGCCAGAGCCTAGAGATCCGCTAGTTGGTACAGGTGCTTTAGCTTGCGCATTAGCCAAGGCTAACAGCTTTAGCATGTCTTCAATCTTTTTTAGTGCTGCATCTAGATTTTCAAGGTTGATTAAATCTTTAGGCTTTAGGCTGTCAAGGATTGACTTGATGTCTTGAAGCTTTACATTCTGACCAGTAAGAGCAGCGAGTGATTTAAGATCTGCATTGAGTTTGGCTGTTGCAGCAATGATTGCTTGCTCGTCCTTGGCAGCAATAGCATCTTCCAAGGCAAGGATTGAACGCTTTACATTTAGGCGAGCCGTATCGTTGGCAATCTGTAGGCGTTGCGTGTCTGTTGTTGCCTTGCCTAGTTGCTCGGCTTGGTTGCTTAAAGCCGCTGCAATCTGAATCTTGTCAAGGTCAAAGACTTCTTCGCTCTTACCAAGCAAAAGATTGGCCTTATCGATAAGATTCTGAATGCGCTTTTGCTTAACAGCTTCAGCAGCAGACTTCGCTTGGTCCTTAATAAGTTTAGCCAGTTGCTTGTTACGAGCAATCGCTTCGTTTTCTGCCTTCTTGCGGGCAGCCTCACGCTCTTTGTAACCACCATCTCCAGCAGTAGGAAACATTAAAGGCCCTGTGTTAAGGGCAATCTGTGGTTTGTTCTTCTGCATTGCATTACCAATAGCACCAATGGCTAGGGCTGCAACGCTAAGAGCTGTAAACCATGGAGCCCATGCAAGACCGATTGCTACACCTGCTGCGACTAGGATTGGTTGAGCAATCTTTACTTCTTGGACTAAATAACCAAAGCCAGTAATCGCATTAGTAAGTTTGACTGAAAGGTTTTCAATAGTCTGCGCTGCGCCGCCTGCGCCATTTGGACCAGAGAAACCGCCTAAGGCTTGAACGAGTCCACCACCAATGCGCTCTCTGGCTTGGTTGGCTGTCTCTGAAAGAATGGCTAATTGACCGCTAAGGCTCTGTGCTGCTTCATCGGCTGCGCCAAGTGTCTGCTTGCCAATGACTGCCATGATCTCTTCGAATGTCGAAGCTGATAGTTCTGCCTTAGTTAAACCTAAGCGATACTGGTTAAGACCCTTTGTGTTTCCTACATAGGCATTAGCAAGGTCCTGCGCTACATCTGCGACATTTGCTGAACGAGAAGCGGCAAGGTCCAAAGCAGTGTTCATGATCTCTGTGGACTTTGAGACAGAGCCAGTTACAGACAGAAGTGCTTGCATTGCTGGAACTGCCTGATCGCCTGTAACTCCGTACAGTCTGCCAATTTGATCTACATAGGCAGTTAGTTGTGGAGCATCAAAAGCAAGACCAAGGTTCTTAACTGTGTTAGTTAGATTGACTGTCTCGCGCTGTGCATCTGCAAAATCTCTGATTGTGGACTTGACTGCATAACCTAATGCAGCTCCACCAAAGGCTAAGCCAAATGATGAGCCTAAAGACTTGACTGTTTTATTAAGTTTAGTAGCTGCTGTGTCTGCTTGCTTAAATGCGTTCTTGCCTAAGAACTCGGCAATAATCTTAATGTCAATGTTGGACTGAGCCATTATGCAACCTTCCTAACGCCAGTTGAAACCAAGCCACCAGTTTTCTTCTGGAACTCTGCATCTGCTCTAAGGACTGCCTTGATCATTGCATCCTGAGTCTTGCCTTGATCTTCTTCCCAAGCGCGATAAATCAGGCGACCTTTATCTTGACCCTTACCCTTCATCTCGCCACCCATGGCAGCGATGAAATCACGCCCTGCATACTTGTTACGAGAGTGTGAATACTTTTTACCTGCTGGACCTTTAGGTCCTACCCATGGCTGACCAAATGGGTTCTTGCGCCCTGCTGTTTCATAGATAGCACCTGCGGCTGTTCTATTGACAATGCGAACGCTTGATGAAAAGCCACGATTGTTCTTCTTAGATTTAGCTGTGCTGAAACTAATACCAGCCTTAACCGCTGCGCCATTGTAATTAGGAAAGCGACCGCCCTCACGACCCCAATTGCTCAAAGGTGCAACAGCAGGGGCGTAGCCTCTAGCCTTAGTAACTACAGGCTTCGCCAATCCTGCCAATTCCTTCTTTAGAGCTTTGTCTAAATCTGGAGCATAATCTTTAAGAGCCTTACGAAGGTTATTTACGCCCGCGAACTCTACTGGCATCGCTTGACTCCTTCGCTTCGTCTTGTAGCCCTTGCACAAGTGCATCGAGCATTGTCTTATCTAGATCTAATAACTGCTGTGGCGCAATCCCCAACCTAATGCTCAATCGAGCGATTAGGTAGGTGAACGGAAGATCGCGCTTTAAGCTAAAGGGTCTGAGTCAAGAACCTCAACACTCTTAAGTGTCTCGATAAACTCAATCCCGAAAGGCTTGACAGACTCACCTGACCTGCGTGTTACTTCCCATGCTAACCAATAGACATCGCTCTGCTTTTCTTCATCGCGAAACGCCTTGTGGAAGCCCTTTTTAGCGTATTGCTCAAATGCGTACTCCACTGCTGGAGTAATCTCGCCTTCTAATACGCTTCCGTCTGTACGAACTATCTTTAGTTTTGCCATGGTTTTGCCCCTTTGTTAGTTTTCTTATGAAGTAGTTACTGCGATTGTACCTGATACATTCCAAGTTACGCTCTGTGTTGAAAGATCTGCAACAGCACCATTTACAGGTGTAGTGTTATTGATCAAGCAAGTCATTGTGTAAAGAGGGTTTGTAGCTGATACAGCATCAGATGTCTGCTTAAATGTTACAGTGACATTGTTACCCCAGTTTGACTGAAGTGTCTGTAATGTCTTTGATGTTGCTGAGTCATTGATAAAGTCGATTGAAATGCTTGAGGCTTCCAAGCCTTTTACAAAACGATGACCCTGATCCCCGAGTGCGGTGACCTCAAGCTCGTCAAATGATCGGTTAATAGTTACGGATGTAACCAATGATGAGAGATCTACCGCATTAACAGTTAGAACTCCAGTATTTGCTAAATAAACTGCCATGGGATTATTCCTCGTCCTTCTTAGTTACTGGCTTTGGTGTTGGTACTTCTTTAACCTGTCCGATCTTGATCAGAAAGGCTTCGTTCTCTTTTTCCC